GCACCTGAACCCGCACAGAAAGGATAAGGGTCGGTGACAAAACACCAGTTGCTGATTGCCCCTCCGCACAGGGGGATTCACCATGCCAGTTTCTTTTAACAAACTCCCCGCAAACCAGACAACAGTCAACCGCCTGAATTGTGAGGTATTTAAAAATTTCAACGGGTAACTGATACCCTGCTAATCGCCTGATGCTTTCTTTTTCAGCAACGGGGAAGCAACAACCACCACACCCACCAGCCGCCCATTTACCACAAATAAAAAAGCCTTCACTGCGGAAGGCGTCTGTAACAACCGAACTGATAGTCTGCCAGACCCGCCATAACCAGCTGGGTCAGTATTAACTGGCAGCGTTCGCGTGAAAGGTAAGTATTCTGCGCAATCTCCCCGACTGTCGCCGGGTAGGTGACGCTTAATTCATTAAACACCACTCTGGCGGTTTCTGTCATATCCTGCTGTTTTAGCATGTCTTTTTCCCTTTTCCGGTTAACGTGACATACCAATAACTCTTGTCTAAAAAGCCAGCAAGCTGAAAGACAGGTATTCACCACCAGCACGTTTACTGTACTGATGCGATTTCAGTCAAAAAAAACCCGCCAGGCGGCGGGTTTAAGTTGTGTGGCGTAGTAACCACTCTTAACATACTGACATACTTTTTGCGGACCGCGCTAATCATTTTTTACTTTTTTGGGCAGCCAGTCGTCCATCTCCAGCCTTACACCCAGCATCGACAGACATCCGTCAATAAATCCTTCAGCAATCTGCATCTCAATTCGTATTGCCTTTTCGCTCTTCTTTCTTGTTCTGGCAATCTGCCTTTTTGATATGCGCAGCAGATAATGAGCTACCAGCAGCGAATACTCGTCCGGTTTTTTCTTCTTCAGGCGCGTAAGGCAGTTTTCGATGATAAGGCCGTCATCATCGCTGCAGGCCGGGCGAGGTTTAGCGGTGGATGGTAAAAGGCCTTTAAATCCAGCAGCTATCGGAGAATAGTCCACCCCGGTGTTACCACTTGCCGCCCATGCCCCCCAGCGTTCAAGAACCATCTGAATATCACGCATCAACTTTCTCCACAAAATCAGGACAGCACACCAATCGCCAGTGCGCGATCGATAAAACGAAATATCAGCTCCAGCTGGGAGCCATACTTCTCTTCAAATGCCACGGTATCCACATGCAGTTCGTCATGGTGTTTTCTGCACAAAGGCAACACAAAGAGATCATGCGCTTTTGTCCCCATACCACCCTGGCCGTGACCAATCAGATGATGCGGATCATCAGCTGGCTTTCCACAACATGCACACGGCTGCGTCTTAACCCAGCGAGTGTACTTTTCATTAACCCAGCGACGACGTTTGGGGCGTAACATAAAAGACTCCGGCGACTCCGGATCCACTTTCAGCGCCAGCACCTTTTTCGCTTTATCCCGGATAATACTGGTGGCAGTAACCGAAGGTACAAGGTCACTCTCCCGGGTGACAGACGGCAAAACAGGCTTCGGTAATCTCAGGGCCTTACGGGCTGCACTTTCCGGTAAAGCATCCGCCAGGTCATTACGAACCAGCCACCAGCACAGTTCCGGCATTGTCACAACGTGACTGTCATCAAAACCAAGATCACGGCGCACAACAGACAACACCCAGCGGGCACAGTTATCCGTTGCCATTGCTTCCAGCCGTTCCGTGAACTGGTCACGGAGAAGATTGTCACAGTGCCAGCACAGACGGATTGCGCCTGGCGCGTGCCGCATTGTGGTCATGTTCTCGCTGTGCCAGTCGGAATGAGGCCACTGACAGCCCTTTTCACGAAGTAACCAGCTCTCAAGGCATTCCACGCCACCAGCACGACGGATCACCGCCTCATGGCGGAACACGGCCCGAACGGCAGGATCATCCGCCAGCGGTTGTGATGATGCCGGAACGGCACCACTGGCAAAAGATGAATAACGTTCCGGCTCAGGCTCCAGCAGGACACGCCCCTGCATAAACAGGGGCATCAGCTCTGAACCTGGCCTGAACAATACGATCCCCATACGCGGGGCGATTTCAGGGGTCAGTAGTGCTCTCACGGTCACCTCAATGAACGGTATCGAGCAGCTTTAACAGCTCAGGGAATCGGGATTCGAAGAAATGCGGCTGCGTCTCGCGCGGATTTGCAGGACTGGTGATGTTCTTGCCGAACATGCAGCCTTTCGCCGTCAGCGACCAGAATTTTTTGATGTTGTTAATCCCGGTACGGCTGTATCGTTCGCGTTGTTCAACGATCCCCAGCTTCGCCATCTGGTGATATGCCTGATTAGCCGTCAGGCGGATACCATACTGCTTCAGCAGTGCACTCAGCGACAGCGTAGGGCGGCTTGAACCATCTGGCGCATCAGCAGGTGCATCAATGGCATAGATCGGCATAAGTTCAGGAAGACCAGCTACCTTTGATAATTTCTGGTATGCACCAAGTTTCGAGGAGTTTGACAGATTTAGAGTCTTTGCTGCTGATTCAAGCAGAATGACCCCGGATTTAATTTTGTCGGATGTGGTTTCTTCTGGTGATGAATTATGAAGCGCATCAAAAGTACGTATCACTTTTAAGCTGAATGCCGGGCTGATCCACATTGCATATGCATAGACCAGCTCTTTACAGACATACGTCCCACCATTGCGCCCCTGAATGGTGATGACAGGAATACTACGGGAATCTCCCGTAGTTTCTTCTTCCAATAATTCCACAAGAGCCTTCGTTTCAGGACGACGCATAAACTCGTGAACTTCCAGCGAACGGGAGGAGCGATTCTCACCAGCGGCAAGAAGAGCAGCTTTCTGAAGGTCGTTAAGACAGTAGTTAGATTCGAAGTACTGGCGCACAGAAACGCCATCAATTACAAGCAACTGATTCATTGGTTTCTCCACAAATTTTTATCCACGAGCGGGACTGCACTCCCTTTTCGTTGATGCAGGATGAACTTACTGCGATTTTTAATAGTTATCAAGGATACACTGTTCATAAATACAGTATCTTTAACGAGGTAATACCCAAATTTAGGGTGTTGCTCAATTCCGTTACCGAGTTGCTAATTTGCAACTCGCTTTTTCGTACTTACTGATAGTGATCTCGACCTTCCCTTCCGGGATAACCGGTCCCCACTCCACCAGCATTCTTTTCACCTGGCTGTCGTCTTCCCACACACCCGCGTGGGTCAGGGCGTCAAACAGCGCCTTGTTATAGTTGTCCAGATCGCGGATCCGGTTATCCGGAGGAAACAACACGATCTCCACTGAAGCAGGTGCCGACGTTGGTTTCGGCAGACGACGTAACTGCTCAACTATTGCTGCACACGCCGCGCTCTGGAATTTTCGCCCCGCCGCGCTTATCAGGCTCTTACCAGCAAACGCCCCTTTATTGGGGTGTCGCCAGTACGTGTTCACGCTGGGCGGAAAAGGCAGTATTAGCTTCATACTTTCAGGCCCCTCTCATGTAACCAGTGGGCTGCACGCAGCCTGGCGTTTGCCTCACCGGCAAGCAGGGCGCGGATAATCCCGACCGCCTCGCTGTCGTCGTCCTTCACCGCGGTATGAAGAGTGATACCCCGGGCCACGCCACGCTTTATCGTGATGACACCTTTTTTCTCCAGTGCGCGAAGATGCTCCACCGCTGCATTCACCGAACGGTATCCCAGCATGGTTGCCACCTCCTGATTGGTTGGCGGGAAGCCACGTTCTTTCTGATAAGAAATCAGCATATCCAGCACCTGCTGCTGGCATTGAGTTAATGTCGTCATGCCGCCATCTCCCTGACCAGTTTTTCCGCCTGCTGGCGAACCTGCGCCAGAAATGCCTCACCACATGCCTCAAGTTCATCGCGCCCGATGTAGCTGATTGCCGCTCCCTTCCAGGTCTTGTCGAAAACAGCAATAGCACCAGCGAAGAAAGCACCTGTTGGCACCTGCTTTTCGTCTTTCGGGATAAACCAGGCTGGCAGTTCAAAACCAATACGCCCGCGAATAAAAGCAATATGATCTGCATCTTCCGGCCACCACACTTCGCTGGTGGCCGCTTTGATCAGGAAAACATAGCGCCCGCCTTTATCACGCATGGCACTGGCATGCTTCATGATGTAACGCATGCCGGTGATGTATTGTCCCTCATGCTGACTGGCGCGGCTGTACGGGGGATTACCAAAGGCAGCACCTTTAAGCTCCGCAAGACGTTCTGACCAGTCATGTGCCAGCGCGTTGTCTTCCGCCGTGTAATACGCGGCACATTTGGCGTTATCACCGTCAGTAAACAGATCCAGAACAAACGGGCCAAACAGGGTGTTAATTCCCCAGAAAATGTTGTCCGGCGTGCGCCACTGATCGCCCACTTCCTTCAGTTCATGGGCTGGTTTGTTCCGTAGTTCCACCAGCGCCTGGCAATATTTATTACTCATTAAGCCCCCACGTAATTCCCTGACAGATACCACTCATCACCCGATACAGCGCGCTTGCTGCTTTTCCGTAAACACTGCTCACGACGCGCCAGAAAATTGTTTCGTTCTGGCTGGGAGTGGCTTTCACGGAATGCCGCCATCCACACCGTTGCAGCACGACGGTATAAGCCCCTGGACTCCAGTTCTTCCGCCTGGCGGGTCAGGCACAAAATCACCCGGGGATCGTTAGTGCCGACATAGAAATTGCGCACAGGTATGGTTTCAAGAACAGGTTGCAGTTTCTCCTCCTGCGATATCTCAGCCTGGTGTGGGAAATGTCTGCGTGTTTTCCCTTCACAACAGTGAGCCACACGGCCACTCTGACGTAACTTGCTTGCTGACTGCAGAACGCACTGTCGTGAGTAACCAGCAAAAGCATCCGCAATGTCACCTGAAGTACACCCCGGATGGGCTTCAATGAATTTCTGTACATCGTTCATCAGACTCATGATCACCCCCTGAATCCTGTCGGGATCTGGCTGTAGTCCACGTTGTCGTAACTGGCTTTGAAGTACGGGTCCTCGCGTCTGGCTGCAGATACCGCAGGAACTTCCCAGGATTCTTCGAAATGACGATCCGGACCAAAGAACGTCGACGCCTGCTTCACGAACTGGGTACAGGTATTTCCAGAGACACGCACCCAGGCGGCATAGCGTTTCACACCGTCGAGCATGGTTTCAGGTGTCACACCTTCCCTGATTCGGGCTTTCCAGGCTTTAAAAGCGGCGGATTTTGAATTACCACCAGCACGTTTGGGATATTCCTGCCAGGCCTGTTCAAATTCCGGTGAATATTCCTGTCGGGCAGAACGCGCTGGTGCAGACGCGTCAGCGGATGCGCCAATAGTGTTTTTAGTCTCCGTTGTAATCTCTGTAGTAATCTCTGTATTTGTATCAACATTCGGCGTATCCCCTGTTCCGTTACGACGTCGGGGGGTGTTCCGTTTTAACGTAATAGCTGTATCGCTGATTGCATTATTGCTGTTACTTTCTGGCGAAACAGAAGAAGGTGTGGTGATGGCCGCAATTGCCTGTGGGTTGATCCCGACAAACAAAATATTGCTACATTTCACCCCATCGAGCATTTCCACCGTGCGTAAATCCAGAGTAATAAACCCGGCATCACGGAGACGCTTCAGCGCATCTGCGGTTTCCCTTTTCCCGAAACCAAACTGCTCAGCAAACGCCTGGTAGCTTCTTTGCAGTTTGTCGCCCTGAAAACGCTTGCGATATCCCAGCAACGCTCCGGTGTGCTCATCCCTGACCTCTGTCGGGCGGTACCAGTAAACGATCTCTGAAAGCAGAGCGATAGCCGTCGCATCCGGACGCCCACTGGGTAGTCGAATATATTTCCACCAGGTCGCAGGTGTAACATTGCCGGAAATATTAATTTGACCAATAGCCATAACTTCCGGTGTGGGGGCGTAACGGCTCATACAACCTCCTTCCGCGGCATGAGAATTGTGTAGCCACGCGCAGGTTGTAGTCTGGCTTTTGCATCAATAGTAAGCGTTGCAATTTTTCGGATATGAAGATAACCAGCTCTTTCCAGTGCCAGGGTTTCCCTGAATATCGCTTGCTTAGAACAACAGCAGAAATCAGCAAGCACCTGATGATCAATAACTCTCTCGCCTTCACCGTCTGAAGAACCCGACATCAAAACACGCAACATAATCAGGCGCTGAATCGGGTTATCGAAAGCACATCCGCACACAAACTGAAAACAGTTCACGCCACACCTCCCAGACGCTTAAACATTTTTCCGGAGCAAAAGGCTATAAGCGGCATACTGACGCGGTAATTACGGCCCAGCGGTTCACAAATCACCTTCTGACATTCACGGTCAACCAGGCTAACACGTAGAACATGCCCTGCAGGCGTGGTGTACCACTGACCCGGACGAGGACAACGGAAAGTATGATTGGTAAACCGTTTGAAAATATTCCGGATCATTTGCGCCCCCTTACCTCTGAAGGGTTCAGCGACAAATTTATGAGACTGGCCAGTAGCGCCGCGTCGTTGATGCGGTCATACAGACTTACAGCCAGCGGGGATTCGGCTTTTGCCAACATGGGATAAAGCTGCTGCAGCCAGACCTTGTGGATTACCGACAGGTGGGAGTAAAGCACGCTGGCGTTATCTGCGGCATCGCTCAGCGTGGATGGCTTTGAAAGCAGTTTTTCCATCTGGTTAAAGGCATTGATGTATGCCTCTTTGAACTGGGCAGCACGTTTACCCGTGAAACCCATAGCAAGAAACGCAAAGCCGTCGCGGGTTATTTGATAGCAAGGTAGTTTGCGGCCTGTGCAATCGGTGTAATCACTCACCGAAAAATTGCGGGCAGTGAATGATGCGGAACATTCAAGCGTGCGGATCTTTTTCAGTACATCGTCATGACGTTTGGAGAAGAAGTTGGCAACAGCCAGGGATGAAGTAACAGCCTGACCATCAACGATGGCAATTTCAGGTTGAGTGAGGGTTGGGATCGTAGCCATGATGGCAGCCTCCGTATGCAATGGATAACTTCCACCACCGGAAACGCCAATTTCGCTGGTGGTGAACTGAGCAGGGTTGGCGTAACCGGCGCATACGGAAACCGGCGCACCTTTCGGTGCCCCCACCCAGCCCACCATAATTTGGGTATAGCTGAGTTGTAGCAACAAAAAAGACGCTAACGCGCCAATTGTCGCCGTATGCAATTCCAGGACGCCAATCCCGACACCCGCTTTATAAGGTGCCTGAACAGTGTAACGTCCCGGAATGGCAGAATCAATGTGCTGGTGGTCCTTCACACTCAACAAAATCACGCCTGAATTTCCACAAAGGACTAAAGCACTCATGCTGGTAGTCTTTGCGAAGATAGATAACGCGCTGTGTTTCTGGCTCCCAACGAATAACATGAACATAAAGTCCTCTTCCGTCACGAAACCAGCGGTTAAGTTCCTGCACAACTCGCCCCCCACAGTCAGGTAAAGTTCTCTGTGGTTACTTACAGCCAGGTGATTTGGTAATCTGCATTCATGCCGTAACAACAGGTGTTCAGCGACGCTGACCACCAGCTGTTGCGACAAACGGTTATTTGCCGTTAAACTATTCATGCGTTAGTTTCTCCACAACCAGAAGCAATCGACGCCACGACGCCCGGAGCTGCACACTCGCGGGCGTTACTATTTTCTGGAGCGCAGAAGATTTTGTAGACCAGTGCTGCATGCTCCTGGAGCTTCGAAATTGAGAGGTACAGCTCGTCGTTAATTGCTGTCTTCTCATGCGGTTCCACTACACCGTCTTCGATTGCTGAACGAATCTGTCTGGAATAACTGCCGATCTGTTCAATGACTTCCAGCAGACGCTGGTTAATATCGGCGTTGTCCACATCCTCGACGTCAGGAAGAGACACAAAGACGCCATTTGCAGACTGCGCCACAGCGTCAGCAATGAAGTGAGTTCCACCAGCACGTTGTAAAATCATTGCCCATCCCAGCGGGAAAATCTGATCGCCATCTGCACGAAGGCGGTTGAATAATGCGTTCTCTGTTACATCCAGCCACTCAGCAGCTTCAGCGTAACCCCCCGGCAACGCCGCGATAGTTTTTCTGACAGCTTTCACGTACCACTCAGGCTGTTTTTCTACTTTCCAGTGATACTTACCCACGGCTTACCTCCTGTTCCTGTGGTTTAAACCCATTCTGGTTTTGGCTAGATTGAAAACGTGCCGGATAAAGAATCTGCATTTCGCTGATTTCACCCTTAAAAAAATTGGCCAGACGTTCTGCAAGATCGATAGATGGAATTTGTTCCTGTCTTTCAATACGACTCAGCGTCGCTGGATTGACCTGAACGCCCGCAGCAACATGCTGCAAAGTAAATCCGTGCGCCTTACGCACATTCCGTAATGGTGATTGCATATAACCTCCACATATTGCGTGATGAGCATATTATTTCACGCAAATATTTTGCGCAAGTTGATTTGCTTAACACGCAATAAAGAAATGTAATAAACGCATGAACATAGGAAATCGAGTCAGACAACTTCGCCAGGCGAAGAACATGAAAATCGCCGATCTCGCTGAAGCAATAGGAGTGGATGCGGCGAATATCTCGCGCCTCGAAACAGGTAAGCAGAAACAATTCACTGAACAAGCCCTGAGTAATATTGCCAGGAGCTTAGGTGTTGATATTGCTGATCTCTTTACCTCAGACCTCAAAAGTAATACTGTATGTAAAAACAGTATTATTGAGGATGTTGCGCAGGTGAAGGATGTATTCCGTATTGAAATGCTGGATGTCAGTGCCAGTGCGGGAAATGGCCTTATCCAGGGCGGTGATGTCATTGATGTGATTCATGCCATTGAATACAGAACTGATAATGCTGTATCGATGTTTGGTGGACGACCAGCAAATCACATTAAAGTTATCAACGTTCGTGGGGACAGTATGTGTCCAACCATTGAGCCAGGAGATCTCATCTTCGTTGATATCAGTATCAATCAGTTTGATGGGGATGGTATATATGTATTTGGTTTTGATGATAAAATTTACGTCAAACGACTGCAAATGATACCTGATAAACTGCTGGTAATTTCTGATAATCAGATTTACCGCGAATGGGGAATTACCAGCGAAAACGAACATCGGTTTATGGTCTTTGGAAAGGTCTTAATCAGTCAGTCACAAACCCTTAAGCGACACAATTAACCCCTACCTCAACATCAATTAGCCACCAGAAGGTGGCTTTTCATTACCCACCAAATTGCATATCTCGCAATAAAAACACTTGCATAATGCGCAACTTCATTTTATCTTTCTTTCCAGACATACAAACAAGGTACTAACAAAATTTGGTTGTAACACGGCGTATGGCACATGCGTCGTTAGCGGTCTGGGGACGTTAAAGGGGACAATCCACTCCTTGCTCGGGCAAACAAACCAGGTAGCCGGAATGTGCAAGTCAATGATGATGCTGATAAGACGCCTAACCAGCGTGGCGATTCGGTTTGACGCCTGGGAAGAGACCAGGGTGCAACGATGAGGGCATTTATGGAACCGCGACAAAGTGTGGTGCCGTAACTGGCTAAGTGCTCTCAGCGTTGTGGTGAATGCGCAGGCTGATGCGCGAAAGACATTGCAGCTATTGCGGAAAAGAGCTGTTCGGCGGGGCAATTAAACGCCCGTGAGAGTCTGAAATAACCGCAAGCCGGAGATCAGCACCGGTCACCACAACAGCCACTGCTTTGGCGGTACCAGTTTGTACACTTGCTTCCGGCTGGTACCGCTCTTTTTACAAAACAGAGAAGAGCATCACCGGACGACGGGCTCATAACCCAATCCATCCGGGCGGCTGCCACCGCAGGTGTTCTTCTCTGTTTTGTGGAGAAACTAATACATTGTGCAGAGGAAAATAGAATGAAATTACCAAAATTTCGTAACGCAATTGTGTACCGAGCAACATTACCTAGTATACAGGCTATTGAAGGTCATCTTCTCGAACTCCCTTATTCTGAAATCGGGGAAACAGAATTTTCACGGTCCTCTTTTGTAGAGAATCCTGTCACTGGTGAACTGGTAACTCCGATATCTGGTGGGTACGCAATGGTAATCCGTCATGATCAGAAAATAATTCCCCGACATGTCGTCATGAAAGAAGCTAATTCTCGAATCCAAACAATCGAAAATATGTCCGGAAATAAATTAAAGCGTGCCGAACGACTGGCCATTATTGATAACGTACGAGTAGATCTATGCAAACAGGCATTTGTTAAGTCTACTCTGATTCTTGCATTGTACAGCACTGATGAGAAATTATTGGTAATCAACACAACCAATAAAATAATAGCCGGTATGGTATGCGCAATGCTGATTAAGGTTGTCGGTTCAGTGAAAACAGAAACAATCAACATCAGTGATATCAAGAATGGACTGACTACACGCCTGAATAACTACATCAATGGTGCAGCCAATGCATTTGAAGGATTCACTGTCGGAAATTATATTCAGCTATCACGCTACGCAGATCAAAAGGAAATTATTCGCTACTCAGCTGAGCATGAGTCAATTCAAAGCGAACTGGCCGATAGCCTTAGTAGTAGTTTCACTGCTGATAAAATGGAGTTATCCGGTTGCGGTGTGACCTTCATTCTTACCGAAAATTTCCATTTTTCGCGCATCAATACTCAATCTCAGACATTTAATGATGAAGATGATAAAGCATTCCAGTGGCGTCATCAGACTGGCGCTGACCTTTTCCAATTCAGCAAGGTAGTTAATTTGATGTGTGACCTTCTTTCTTACAAAGAAGATAAAAGCCAAAATCCAACAACTTAAAAAAATTGCAGCAATCATCCCATGTTAAATGGGCTGGATTGCTGCAATCAAAATTCAGAGCGGTGCAGCGCATATAACGTGGAGAACAAAATGTCATTTATTAAAACTTTTTCCGGGAAGCATTTTTATTATGACAAGATAAATAAAGACGACATCGTGATTAACGATATCGCGGTTTCCCTTTCAAATATCTGCCGCTTTGCCGGTCATCTTTCTCACTTCTACAGTGTCGCCCAACATGCGGTGCTTTGCAGCCAGCTGGTGCCGCAGGAATTTGCTTTTGAAGCGTTAATGCATGATGCAACAGAAGCGTATTGCCAGGATATTCCCGCTCCACTGAAACGCCTTCTTCCTGACTATAAACGGATGGAAGAAAAAATAGACGCCGTAATCCGTGAGAAATACGGGTTACCCCCGGTTATGAGCACGCCTGTGAAATATGCCGATCTCATCATGCTGGCAACCGAACGCCGCGATCTCGGGCTTGATGATGGCTCTTTCTGGCCAGTACTGGAAGGTATCCCGGCAACAGAAATGTTCAAAGTTATTCCACTGGCTCCGAGCCATGCCTACGGGATGTTTATGGAGCGCTTTAACGAGTTATCGGAGTTACGCACATGCGCATGAATGTTTTCGAAATGGAAGGGTTTCTTCGCGGGAAATGTGTACCACGAGATCTGAAAGTGAATGAAACAAATGCTGAGTACCTGGTACGTAAATTCGATGCGCTTGAAGCTAAATGTGCGGCACTGGAAAACAAAATAATACCAGTGTCAGCTGAACTGCCGCCAGCAAATGAAAGTGTTCTGTTATTTGATGCTAACGGAGAAGGCTGGCTAATTGGCTGGCGTTCTCTCTGGTACACCTGGGGACAAAAAGAAACCGGAGAATGGCTGTGGACATTTCAGGTCGGGGACCTTGAAAACGTCAATATCACTCACTGGGCAGTAATGCCGAAAGCACCGAAGAATAAAAAATGAGCGTGATAAAAACTCATACAGGAATTGTTATCACCCGAGACGGTCCGCAGGTAAAAAAACTGCACCAGACAAAGCGGATGTGGGTCGTCGGAAAAAACGAGTTTTACCACAAAGAAACCGGACGCCGCCACTTTGCAGAAAATACTCGCCGCCGACTGCTGATCGATACCATCAAGCCTATCGAGGTGAAGCATGTTTAAACAGAACGAAAAATCTATCGCTCAAATTGCTGAGTATATCCCGCGTGCGTGCCGGGATATGCAGTTGCAGGAAGCCAAAGCACGCCTGGAGAAAAAAATTGCGCTCTATATCGATGACGGCTGTGATGCCGCCGTTCTTAACGCGGCGTTCGCGCCAGCTCTTAACAGTCATACGCGAAAGTCTTTTTTTTCGTGCATCGCAGCGCAGATCCGTAAAGGAGGCAACCAGTGAGCAACATTAACTATCAGGTACTGCGTGAAAAGGCAGAGAAAGCAACTAAAGGAAGCTACATCGTAGGGCATACATCTGTTAACCAACACGGCAATTTAACAGGAGTTTTTGTTTGTCAAAAATGGAAAGGAGAACCCGGTGGCGTGATTGCGGAATGTCATGTTAACTGCCTGATTGAATCAGATGCTCAGGCTTATGCAAACGCTGAATTCATAGCAGAGGCTAACCCGGCTACCGTGCTGGCACTGCTGGATGAACGGGAAAGAAACCAGCAATACATCAAACGCCGTGACCAGGAGAACGAGGATATTGCGCTAACGGTAGGGAAGCTGCGTGTTGAGCTTGAAGCAGAAAAACAGCGGGCAAAAGTTCTATTTATGGAAAATGCTCGGCTTAAGTCAGGCATAGCCGGTCTGATACACCTCGGTATTCGATATGCAGATGTTGAGGTCATGAAAATTGCTGGAGATGCCCAGCTTTCTACCCCATGCACTGACAGCATCATAAACAGCATTGCAACAGGCATTCGCATCAAAGGAGAGTGATATGGCGTTAACACACCACGAACTCTGTCAGATTGCGTACAAGTTCCTTAAGCGCAACGGGTTCAAGGTTTGCTTTCATGACCGCTTTGTTGCTGTAACCAGTACCGAAGAACAGCCAGATGCTATGGGATTCAGAAATTCAGCATCATGCCTGATAGAGGCGAAGTGTTCTCGTGCTGACTTGTTGGCAGATAGAAAAAAGCGTTTCCGTAAAAATCCCTCACTTGGCATGGGCGACTGGCGATTCTTTATTAGTGAGCCGGAAATTATTTCAGTTGAGGATTTACCTCCCGGCTGGGGATTACTTCACGTTGTTAACGGAAGAGTACGGAAAGTACATGGATGGCCCAGGGGTAATTGCTGTTGGGGTAATCCTGACGATAAGCCATTTACTGGGAATAAGCAGGTTGAATGCGATTACATGTTATCTGCATTAAGGCGCATGGAGTTGAGAGGGCACCTTAATGAAATATATGACGGTGTGATTGTTAATAAGAAAGAAGGAAACGCGGCATGATCACTATTACCAAAGGGCGACTGCTGACAATCAAGCAGTGGCGCGAAACATACGGACCGGGTAGCAACGTTGTACTGCCAGCAGAAGAAGCGGAAGAACTGGCACGAATTGCACTGGTATCGCTGGAAGCAGAGCCGGTGGCAAAGATTATAGCTCATTACCCATTAGGAGTTGACGTAGGCAAACAAAAGTTCGTACAGGCCATTGGAGAGCTTCCTGACTTTGGCGGATATCTATTTGCCGCCCCGCCAGCGCCGGTAGTGCCGGAAGAAGCAACTCCGGAAAACGTAGAAATGCTCTCTGGCTATGTTTCCACGTACAAATTAACCGATAGCGAGCGCGATATTGCTGCCGAAATATGGAACGCCTGCCGCACCGCCATGCTTCAGTCCGGAAACTTTCGGGAAAGCAAGAATTCGTCAACCAATAATTTTCGGGAAATCCCGGAAGCGTCAACCAGCTCTCCGGTAACTCCGGCTCTTCTGCCTGGTGGTTTCACCATTGAGGAGGCGAAGGAATTACATGAAGACCTGGTACGCAGCCACATAAGCAAGGCCTTAAGTGGCGAAAAGATGAAAAAGAAAGATCGCGATGCTGATTTGCGCTGGATTCATGGCGTTATAGTTCAGGCAGCGTGGTTTGTAAAAGCATCACTGGAGCAGAATGCACTATCGGGCAACTCTCCGGTAACTCCGGATGGTTGGATAAGCTGTAGTGAGCGAATGCCGGACGACAGGCAGGAGGTGAATCAATGAGCTGGCCTGATGCAATCGTAACTCTGGGGGTGGTATTCGCAGCAGCGTTTGTTGTGTTCTCGATTTGTCGATGGGGATAACCACATGTTCGCTTTGATTCAACGCGGTCAGATATACACGGACAGAGCCGGATACCCCGTGGTGATTACTCGCATCACTGAGCACTCAGTGTTCTTTCGACGGATGGACGGACGATCCGGGCGGGTACGCATTGGTGAGTTAAACTGCCTGTTCGAACATATTGACCACCAGGAGTACCGCAAAATTCTCGCGGACACTGAGCAGGAAAAGCACCTGAAAAAATTACGAGCCATAAAAAGGAAGTAAAGAATGAATAAAGCATTTGAACGATGGGTCCACCAGCGTTACGGCAATCGCTATGACCTGACGCGAGATGTTGACGGCTTCTACTGTCGTGAAGTTGTGAAGCGAATGTTTGAAGTGTGTTGCCACTGCCGTGGGCTGAGTGTTGTGTGAGGTAATACATGGGCAATGTGATTCAACTGGCTCCCAATGAATGGGTTTGTGAAAGCGTTCTTATCGCAATTACCGGGCTCAAACCAGGCACAATTCTTCGGGCCCGGAAAGAATGCTGGATGGTTGGAAGAGAGTATATTCACGTATCACCAGACGGTAATCCAAAGCCTTCCAGTGAATGTATGTATAACAGAAAAGCAATAGATGCCTGGGTCGCCTCAATGAAAAACAAACAACCCAGGTGATTTAATATCATGAAATATGTAAGCTCGTATCGCTCTTGGGCGTCTGGAGGTATCGATGGATAAAGTCAAATATCCAACAGGCGTCGAAAACCACGGCGGCACATTACGCATCTGGTTTAATTTTAAAGGTAAACGTGTCAGGGAAAATCTTGGTGTCCCTGACACTGCCAAGAACAGGAAGATCGCCGGGGAACTGCGGACATCAGTATGTTTTGCCATCCGCACAGGAAGCTTTGATTATGCTGCACAGTTCCCTGACTCCCCCAACCTTCAGGCTTTTGGGGTAAGTAAAAAAGAAATTACGGTGAAGGAACTTGAAGAAAAGTGGCTGGATCTGAAACGAATGGAAATCTCTGCAAATGCATTCAATCGCTATGAATCCGTTGCAAGAACGATGGTTTCGAAAATTGGAGGCAGTAGACTGGTGTCATCGGTAACCAAAGAGGAATTGCTGTATATCAGGAAAGATTTGCTAACCGGGTATCAGAATTCAACGAAAAACAAAGCAGCAGCAAAAGGACGGAGCGTCGTTACTGTAAATTATTACATGACGACAATCGCTGGAATGTTTCAGTTTGCTGCAGATCACGGTTACTTAGAAGCAAATCCCTTCCAGGGAATTAAGCCTCTTAAAAGAGCCAGGGCAGAGCCAGATCCGCTAACTCGTGACGAATTTATTCGCCTGATAGATGCTTGCCGACATCAGCAGACGAAAAACCTGTGGTCATTGGCTGTGTACACAGGAATGCGTCACGGTGAACTGGTCTCCCTGGCCTGGGAAGATATCGATCTGAAGGCAGGAACAATTACCATCAGGCGCAATTATACGAAACTTGGTGAGTTCACTCTACCGAAAACTGAAGCAAGCACAAACAGGGTTGTGCACCTTATCCAGCCCGCTATCAGTGTCCTGAAAAATCAGGCTGAAATGACAAGACTGGGTAAGCAGTACAACATCAAGGTGCAACTACGTGAATATGGACGTTCAGTGAACCATGAATGTACTTTCGTGTTTAACCCTCAAGTGGTTAGAAAAAGCGAACAGGTAGGTTTTGTCTACAAAGTCGATTCTGTAGGTGACTCATGGGAAACAGCCATTAAGCGTGCAGGGATCAGGCATCGAAAGGCATACCAGTCACGACACACTTATGCGTGCTGGTCATTATCTGCCGGAGCAAACCCAAGCTTCATTGCCAGCCAGATGGGCCATGCAAGTGCCCAGATGGTATTCAATGTATACGGAGCATGGATGACTGACAGCAATGCAGAACAGATCGCAATGCTGAATCAGAAGCTGACAGATTATGTCCCAATGATGCCCCATAGTCACCAAAGTGACACCAGAGGCTTATTAAAATCAGTAAGTTAATCCTTAATACCCGTCATGTTAACTG